GAGATTATTGGAAAGGTTAAATGTCCTATTGATGACCTTATTTGTCGAAACGTCTCTATACCTGATACTCATTTCCTTATGGGCCTTAAAGATCACGAGCGGGTTTCATTGTCTTTGCTTGTTAATACTCCTTGTGTTTTCTGGAATCCGCGACCTGCTGTTGTTGGTTTCTTTAAGGTTCATCCGGCTGGAATTAATGAAGGTCCATATGTGTATACCACCGCCGAACTTGAGGCTATTGATCGCATGCGTGAGCCGGATTATCAAATCTCCGTGCAATCGTCTTTTGCTCGTGTTGCGAAATTTTTAAAGGATTGGTCTGGCCTTCTTTCTTGTGGTGTTTTGTTGACTGTCGTTGGTGCTATTGTTGCAGCAATGTGGGCAATTTGGTCTGCTGTTTTTCCTTCTGAAGCTCAATCAACAGATAAACATTTAGAGCGTATGCAGCAACGACTCAAGCGAAAACAACCTTTTTTATCAGTAACAGCACAAGAGGCGGATTTTGGAGCTCAAGCATTGTTGCGTAAGGTGTCCAATAATATTCAACCTGCACAAATTGTGTTTCAAGATGGCCTTACTAGACATGTTATTCTTTTCTTTGGATCTGGTAGTGTTGCTGTTTCAGCCCATCATTCATGGATTCATAGTAAGCCCGTTGCGTCCATTGCTCTTCAAGATGAATGGGGTTGTGAATCCAACGAACAACAGTATTCATCTGACATGTTTTCCCTCAAACGTGATGTGTCGCGTGACCTTATTTTTATTACTTTTCACAAGATTTCTGCTTATCGTCAGTCACTTGTTCGACATTTGCGTAAAGACCCCAAGGATATGCTGTTAAATCAGGGTCTTAAACGTGTTGGGTATGATTATGAAGACGGTGAAAAGTGTTATAGTCTGACGTCTTCAACTTCCGTTGATTCTGCCTTTCCTGTTACGTCTGTCGATGAGCGTGGGTCAAAACATTTAATTAATCAAGCATATTGGGCCCGAAATTGTGAAGGAATGAAAGGTGATTGTTCTCTTCCGTACATTTTCTTTAACAATCAAGTGAGGCAAAAAGTATTTGGGGTTCATGTTGCTGGTAAAGGTCGTGATTCTCTTGTTTCTCCAATTTATCAGTCTGATTTTGAGGCAGATACTGTAGCTCAAGGGATGTCTGATCATCCCAGTCTTTCCTTTACTCCAGGCGGAAAGCATATTAAGGGTCTTACCGTTCTTGGAACCCTTGATAAAATGCAGCACATTCCTTCTCGTAGCTGTATTGTTCCGTCATTTATTCAAGAAGGTGTTGAATATCAAACTTCTCATGGTCCTAAACGTCTTGAAAATCCTTACCCCATAGAAGTTGCTCCCACTGCCCTTGCCCCGTTTGTTGCCTTTAGTGGGGAGAAGATTTCACCTTTGAATAAAAATCTTGAAGGTTTTGCGAGGCGTGTTCATAAACCGTACTATCAGGTTTTTGATTCAGATATTCCATGGCAAGGAATTTTGCCCGAATCTTTCAAGCATAAAACCCACCGAATGTTGACTATTGAAGAAGCTATTTTTGGTTGTCAAGAAATTGGATTGCCTCCTCTTGATGGTACAACTTCTGCTGGCTTTGGTTTTGTAGAGCGTGGGTTTAAATGTACTCCTGGCCAAGGAAGTGAACATTATTTGTGGGATAAAGAAAAAGGTTTTATTCATCCAGAGTTTCGCGCCGCTATTGATTTGAGATTAGCAATGGTTGAAGCGGGCGAATATATACCCTTAGTGTGTACGGGGTGTTTGAAAGATGAACTTCGTTCTGTTGCGCGTGTTGAAAAAGGTGAAACTCGCCTTTTCTTTAATTCAGAAAAAGTTCATGTTGTTGTCTCTCGAATGGCTTTAGGTACATTTGTTATGGCAGTAGAGGACAACGTTTCTGATTCTGACATTTCTGTTGGAATCAACCCAACTGGTATACAGTGGCAGGTTTTGTGGCGCAAACTTCGTCGTTTTGGAAAGCGAGGTCGCCCTAGTGCTGATGATATTCGAAATTATGACCAGTCATGGTATACTATTGTGTGGGAAAAGATTGTTGAGCACAT